ACAATCAAGCCTATAGTTATCAAGTTACTTTTTATGGCGATATAACAAGCCTAAAAGACAAGTTTAACGATGACAAACTTGTTAATTTAACTTACTTAAGAACGTATGGACACGCATATACTTCGACAGAAATAGAAAACCGAATTACTGACGGTTCTACAAATTATGTTCTGAGGTATCCGTTAATCACAAGACGTTATTTGACTTATGACGACGGTGGTACAAACGACATAAACACGAATACAGGTGCAATACAATATAGTGAACTATTCCCAGCGGTTAAAGTTAGTGGTGTATTAGCAGCTATAGAAATACAATATGGTGTAGACTTTCAAGGTACTTTTTTAAGTGACAAGCGTTTTCAAAATTGTTTCTTGTTTTGTCAAAATAAAGACGACTTTCAATTCTTTACAACTACACAAGATGTTGACTTTACAACAGGTGGTGAAAATGCCTACACAGGCGTTTATACTGATTACTTTGATTTAACAGAAGACACGTTAACAATAGCACCTATAAACTTTTTAGAAGCTTTTGGTTCTAACCCACCAAATCAATTTTGGGAAGACGACATAGAACACAAAGTTTTAATTAGTGCTTTTTGCGCAAGTACAACGGCAGAATATTACATAGACATATTTATTAATGAAGTATTGACGACAACGATACAAGGCAATTTAAGTATTTCAAACAAAATAGTATATAGAAGAAGAAATAACCAAATCACTACACAAGATGTTTTAAGCTTTAGAATACGTGCAACAGAAAGCACAACCGTAACTGTAAATTGCCAATATTTTCAAGAAGGTAAATATCCAAGTGGCACAGGATTCGATGAATTTACAAACGAATATTATGCAGACGCAAGTAATACGTTAAGTGGTAATATTGACCCAATAGCCTACTTGCCAGATATGAAAGTAAGCGACTTTTTTACGGCAATTCTAAA